TCAGCATGGCCGCCGGTATAGTTGCTCACGCCGTTGTAGTCATCTTTTATGCTCAAGGGGATATTCGCCAAATCGGATGTCGGAACTCCGCTGACAGGTCCAGTGACAACGAGCCCGGTAAAATCGCCGGCCCCAACGCCCAGAACTGCGGGAATCATCTGCACCAGGCGATCCACTGCTCCAGTGTTCAGCGATGCCACTTGCGCGGGAGCAGACCACTCCACGGGTCCGAGCATTAACTGCCAAGAGGCACCCGAAGGGATCGTGTATGCGCCCGCCGTAAAGTCGGCCTGCGCAACGGCGTAAACAGGAATGATGATCTTGTTCGGTCCAGGAGCCGGAACTACGTCGACCGCCGTAGTTGGTAGTGCTTTGATCTGCGCGTTGGTGAGCGTGACCGTGGTTGAGAATACCGGCACAACCCCGGTCGATGTGCCCGCGACCGCAAGATCACCGCCAACCGTCAACGTGCCGGGAACCAGTAACGAGACGTTTCCATCACCGTCATCTGTCAGTGTCAACACAATGTGATTCGCGTCGTTTCTGACAATGATCGATTGAGACGTAGCTGGCTGACCAGCAGAGTCCGGGTTGTCGAAAGTTTTTGCTGTGGGATATTCGAAGCGAAGCGCCAATCTTTTTGCTCCTTAGCTGGCCTGCTCAGCCGACGCCTCAGACGCTTCGGTCTGTTTGCGTCTACCACCTCTGCGTTGCGGTTCGCTCGGTGAAGGCGATTCAGCCGTCTCAGTCATTTCGATTTCCCAATCTGCGTGAAGAAACTCTCCAACCGAGTCTGGATGAACATCGGCCGTGACTGGACCACCTTCGTGCTGCGGGTCATTGCGCCGCATCTTGATCAACTGACTCATTGGGTTTCGATCTCAGAAAGGGCTTCCGGCGCCGCGCGGGGAGGTCACGACGCCGGATTCTGGTGAGGAATTAACCAAGCAAGAGCGCGATGTGCTGCGATTTCCACGCCTTGACACCGTAGACGCAGGAGACCATGAACATCGCTTTCTTGAAGCCCTTGTAGGCTTTGACTTCGAATACGAGACCGGACCAGGCATCCTGAACGATCATCGTATCGACCGCCGAGTCGCCGCCCGGAGGATCGGCCATCGGACGAATCGCCAACTCAGCCGCAGTCTTGTGCAGAGCCACGTTTGCAGTAAACGCCGCACCAACCGCGAGGGTATCGTTGTCGACCCACGCTTTCTTGGTGCCCGGATCATTCAGGATCACCGTTCCGCCGGTGAGTGCCGTGCCAACCACGTACTTGTTGGCGTCACGGCCCGACTGCGAGTTCGTGAGAACGTCGCCGGCGAGAATCGTGCCCGTGCCGGTATCGGCTGCGATCGAGGTCGAACCCGCTGCGTAGCCAGAAGCGTTATTCACTAGGTAACCGGAGCCCGTACCCGCAGTCACTGAAGTAATCGCCGCTGACTCCTTCAGACTGAAGCCCTGCAAGTTCAGCAACTCGCCCTGACGAAGCAGTTCTGCGCCGCCAGCCTCGTTGACCTTTTGCAGTTGCGCCAGCGAACGAAGGTTCGCGCCGGCCGTGGTATCAATTACGAGAGAAACCTGACCGTCGAACGGCATGCCGTTGTCGACCAGGATCTTTCGCAGTTGCGGGATCTCGCTGAAGTTCGAAGCGAAGGGAGTCGTGCCAGCGGCGCCGTAAGCGCGCGAAGCACCTTTGCGAACCGCGGCCCAAAGGCCGGACTCGATCTGGTTCACAATCGCGCGAAACGCCTGCTTGATTTGATCGCCGTAGATGGTCTTGAAGCCCGCGCCGTTGTTGACATGCTTGATGTCTTCGCCGGTCCACGGAATTTTCACTGATGCGGTGGTGTCGATGGTGAGGGTTTTGCTGTCAACTGTTTGATCGTCGCCTTCCGGCACGGTCATTGACGGTGTAATGGTCGAAACCGTCGCCGCGCGGGTAAAGTGCGAGCGGACAGTATCGTTGAGGGCAACAGCTTCAGAGCCGCTGTTGATGGTGACTGAGTTGATGATGCCGGACATTTCCCGGCCAACCATGTCAACGGCCGTGTAGATGTCGGCCGCGAGGTTCGAGAGTACGTTAGCCATTTTGTGAGGTCTGCTCCTATGGAATCAGGTGAGGGCGTTCCGGGAGTCGCTTCTATTCGACCGTAAAGCCTTCTTTGACTTTCGCTGCGCGAGAGGCTTGATCGAGAGCGTCGAACTCGGATCGCTTCATTATTTTCTGGCCCCCGTTGCCTTTTGCTGTGGCGCTTGGGGCTCCACTCCCACTCGCTCCTGAAGCGGCGTAGAATTTTGGGCGCTGTTCTTTGTAGAGAGTTCCGAAAAACTTCTGCGGCGTGATGTCCGTGGCGTCTCCGTCCTCGTCAAGGACGACGATCTTGTCTTGCTCGTCGAGAGTGAAGCGCCCTGCTGTTTCCAGCATGACCACGTTCAAATCTTCCGGCAGGACACCCTCTTTAAGGGCGATCTCGCGCAGGGGAACAGTCAACTTGAAGTGCTTGATCTGCTTGGTGGCGTCGTCGAGCCTGGTTTGCAGTTCCGACTCTTTCGCTGCGGCCGCGTCCTTCACCTTTTTCAGAGCCTTGTCGTACTCGGTGAGGTCGCCAGTGCCTTTTCCCTTGTTCGGGTCGGCCGGCGGTGGCGGATTCTTTTTCTGCTCGCGCAGTTCCAGCAGTTCTGTCAGATCGTCGTCTTCGAGTTCCGCGAATTTTTCAAACTTCTTCAGGCCATCGTTGGCATTCGTGAGCTTCCCGAGAAGCTCTTTGTTTTTGCTTTTGAGGCCCTGGGCCTTAATCTCGGCGTACTTGTCGGGGTCGAAGTTAAACTTGCCCTCGTTTTCAACGTACGCACCGCGAATTGACTCGTCGACCGTATCGAGCGAATCAACTTGAAACTCAACTGGCATGTGAGGCTCCTTTGCCTGGCATCGGAAGTCCGTAAAAGTTTGCGCGGTGGTGAGGCCCGCACATCTTCAGGATTCTCTCTGTGTCAAACAGGGTCGTTTGTGAAATAGCGCAACGGACCGGAGATTTTCAGGTTAGAATGTGAATCGGAAGGCGCGGGCGGAATGGTCTGCCACTGGTCTTGAAAACCAGCGCTCCGAAAGGATGGGGGTTCGATTCCTCCGCCTTCCTCCACACACCCATGAGCGAAAACTTAGACCAACCACAACAGCAGCCCTCATTCATCGACGCGGTAATCGAAGCGCTCGAGCGTCTGCACTTCAAACCAAAGTGTTCAGGGTGTAGTGCGATAGGTTGGGCCAACTTCAACGTGTTCGATACGCCGGTCTGCGCTCCAGTGCTATTCAGTGATCAGGTAATGCCAGCAGCTTGTTTGATCTGCCAGAAGTGCGGTCAGATCAATTTGAAGCACCTGAGAGTGTTGGGCATTTCCGTTTCGCCGCAACAGCGCATGGTGTTGACCGCTTCTGAGGTTGCGCAGCAGCAACAAGGCAAGCCTCTGATTGTGACGGGATAGGTTAGAGATGGAACCGCAGGATTACATTGCGCCAGAATGCCCACTCGACTTGCCCGCGATACTGCGCGACAACATTCTCACGGACGTGGAGTGTTTCGGTGAGATAGAACGATGTTCGCAGCAAATGTCCTCCGCCTTTTCCGGTTGGGATCACGCTCAAATTGATCAATGGTGCGCAGAGCATAATCTCGTGATCATCGCTCACTACGACGGCCGAATCGTAATCAAACCAGGGTCAACACGTCCGCTCACTGAACTTCGCGCAGAATTGCAAGCGGAAAACAGCGCCCGCATCCGTGCAGAGGTAGAAGCAATGGACTGGCCAGAGGTGATTGATGGCTGAAGTGACCGACTCTCTTCGCGATCAGCGCCAACAACTTGAGGCCGACCTATTGCAGAGAATTCGCGACTTTGAACAACACACCGGCTTGCGCACGGTCAGGATCGAAGTGGAACAGCATCACCTCTGGACGCGAATGCGAGATCCTGACGGAACAATGCTGACGGGTTTGAAGGTCATTGTGGAGTTTTGATCTTTCAATTGCGTGACGACGTTCTTTCAGCCGAGCTGGAGAATCCAGAATTTGAAAACGCGGGTCGCGTTCACGACTGGCGAAACCATGTGCCCGAAGAAGTCAAAGAGCAGTGGGATCAATTGAGCGTAGACGCAAGGAAGGTCGCGTACCTCACGGCCTACCACGAGGCTGAGGAGGAAGAGTGGGACTGAAATGAACAGGCGTTCATTCATTACTAAAGCACTCGCAGGATTAGCAGCAGTTCCGTTGCTGTCAAAGTTGGGCCAATCCACGCCTCTTTGGAAGCCGCCTGCGAATTACACTGAAGCCGTTTTGAGTAATGGTCCCGTCGCTTATTGGCCCTTAGGCGATAATGGCGATGTGATCGTTGAGTGGAATGAGCCTGAGCCGCGGCCGTATAATTATTACTATGTAACGTACTATCACGGCGAGGAAACAAGACCGCGCACCGTCAGAATTCCGAACTGCTACAGTGACGAAGAAGCCTTTCGTCGGTTTTCTGAAACTCATAGCGAGCACGTAGAGCGCCTCGCTTGGATTATGCCGGGGTTCGTTTCCTCTGCTTCATCTTAAAGAATGACGTTCTCAGGAGTAATCGAGAATTATCTCGAAGCCGAGGTTCGGCGACTCGCAGAATGCGTTCAAACGGCATCACCTGTTCGGCCATTCCTGTTTGTAGCGGGAGTGACCCGCAAGTGCAAAGCCTGTGATGATGGATTTATTTTTGAGGCCGGCGGCGTGAGACCGTGCGTGCTTTGTAATCTCGCGTTTATAAATGGGCCAGTCTATAAAATTGGCGATCCGTGTTGAGCGAATTCGATAACATCTGCGTCGTCGATGATTGCAATAACCGTCGCGTTACTCCGTTCGACTTGTGCGCATATCACAAAAATCGACTGCCGGAAGGCGCGACCGAAACGCGATTAAGCTTCGATCATCCCGGCTACATTCATATCACGATCACGCCGTCGGGCGTTGGGCAAAACATCAACCTTGAAGAGGTTGTGAGCAAGCTCGAATGCGATGCTTACAATCAGGGAACAGTGCGAGAATGGCAAACGATCTTTTTGCGCTTGGCCCACACTTGCCGAGAGAAGCTACGCCGCTATCCGTCGATCCTTCATCCGATGTAGAGGTCTAACCTGGTACGCTCCACCCCAATCTTTATCTCTCGTTAGAATAACGAAATCATCAAGTGAAGTGCCGCTCGCATACATTTCATAACGCGATGGACCGAGGATCGTCTGCTGCTGATCTGGTTCAAGATTCGCGAATGCTACTGAGCCAGACCGCACGTTTGTCTTCTCGCCTTTAATCGAAGGGATTGAGGTACATCTGCATGAAACGTGCGCTGGAAAGAATTGTTTGGACAACGGGAAGAACGTCCCATGCAGCGCCCAACAGGCGACACATGTGCGCGTTGAAAGCGCGCTAATCCAAATCCAACCCGAAAGCACATCTTCATTCTCTGCGTAGGTCGCAAGCGTTGATTGTCGATATGCTCTGAGGGTTTCAGTCCGTGCGATTTGGAGCGCCTTCCATCGCGGAACGTCTATCGCGTCTCTTATACCGCTCGCAATCTTCGCAACGCCGTGACCTGAGCCAAGTCCGGTAATTAGAGTCTCTCGAATTTGCTGCGCCGCATCTCCGGCTAACCTGTCTAACACTTTGTTCAGTGGCGAGC